GCGACGCCGCCTCCGCCGCCGGCCATTCCGCGGCATCGATCGGCTCGCCCGCGGCGGCGCGGCGGCGCAGCTCGGCCGCCCGCGACACCGCCGCGGCGACGTCCGGCCACGCCGCCGCGTCGAAGTGCCGCGGCACCTCCTCCGACAGCAGCCAGTGGGCGAATCGATCGGCGACCCGCGACAGGTCGGCGCCGACCGGGATGGCGTCGAGGAACCGCTCGGGCCAGGCCATGGCCTCCGCGTCGGGCAGGCCCTCGAAGATCCGGTCCTCCAGGTGCGCGATCGCCGCGGGGATGCCGAGCTCCCGCTCGTAGCGGGCGTGGTCGTCCCCGTGGATCGTGCAGCCCACCGCGCAGCCCTTGCCGCCCTCCCAGTACGTCCCGCGGATCAGCTCGTCGGCGGCGCGGTGCGCCCGCACCCGCGCCAGGTACTCCGCCTTCACCGCCGGGTCACCGTGATATGCCTTCACCGTCGTCCCCCTTTCGACGTCGCCCGCGGCGGGAATCGCCTCGTCTCGGTCAAGATCCACCCCCTCCCGCCCATCCCAGGAGCCGCGCCCACGCCGACCGGGCACCGGACGTGATCGCGCCGGGATAGATCGGCGACCACCGATCCAGGAACTCCGGCCAGGTGTCGAACCGCTCGACCCGCGGATGGCAGCAGAACACGTTCTCGGCGGGTCCGACGACGATGACTCGTTTCTTCGCCGCCAGCGCGATGCCGAGTTCGACGTGTCGCCCGCCCCGGCCGTCGGTCCGCCCCTCCTCGGTGAACGCGACGAACAGGTCGGCCGCCAGCACGTCGGCCATGTCCTCCGCGGCGACCCGCGCCCGGACCTCGTCCGGCGCTACCAGGCTCCGGCCGGAGGGGTCGGCCGGATAGTCGCCGTCGAGCCACCGGCTGGTGACCTCGTGCCCGAGCGTCCGGAGCAGGTCGCGGCGCTCGCACAGCTCCTTACGCCGGGAATACCTCGCCGCCAGGTAGAACTTCATGATCTCGCAGCCCCTTTCGCCTCGCCCCTCGCCTCCGCGGCCGACGCCGACCGCCTCACGTACCCGATCCCGTCGCCCGATTCGTCCGGCGGCATGTCAGGCCCCCTCCGTCGCGAACAGCGGGTAGGGGTCGTCCTCGCGGGCCGGGCGAGGCGGCTTCGCGCGAGGGTCGGCGATCCGCCGCCTCGCCATCGCCAGATAATCTCGGCTCAGGTCGCAGCCGACCCCCCGACGGCCGAGCGACTCGGTCACCAGGAGCGTCGTCCCGACGCCCACGAACGGGTCCAGCACGACGGCCGGGATCGGGTCGCCCGCGTCGCACGGGCACGACGGCCGCCAGCCGATCGTCGCCGTCCGCTTCTCGAGGCGGACCGGGAATCCGGCGGTCTCGTGCCGCCGGGCCGCGGACCGCGGGCCGTTGGTCGTGCGATTGCCGGGGTTCTCGTACGTCGTCTCCACGAGCCGCCGCCACGGCGCCCCGCAGGCCGGGCAGCAGCCCCGCTCCGAGGTCCCGGCCCGGATGCACGGCTCGACCAGCCGGCGGGGGAACGTCGCGAAGTGGGCGCCCCGGTATGGGCTCGTCGGGATGGTCCAGACGGTGCGGAGGTTCCGCCGCCCGTCGGGCGAGGCCTGGAGCGACTGGCCGCCGGGGATCGACGACCGGTGCCGCGAGTACGTCGGGCCATGGAGGGCCTTGCGGGCGCCGCGGCGTATCGCCCCGCCGTCGCGGGCCGGCCCGCCGACCGCCGGACCCTTCACCGCCTCGGCGTCGTAGAAATACCGGGGGCTCTTGCTCAGCAGGAAGACGTACTCGTGCGACGCCGCCGGCCGGTCCTTGACGCTCTCGGGCAGGGCATTGGGCTTGTCCCAGACGACCGCGGAACGGAGCCACCAGCCGTCGGCCTGGAGGCCGAAGGCGACGCGCCACGGGATGCCGATGAGGTTTTTCGGCTTCAGGCCGCACCCGTTCTTGTTGCGGGCGCCGCGATGCGGCCGCGCGCCGCTCTTGGAGAATCCCGACCCTTCGCCCCCTCGCCCATTGCCGGGGTTCGAGGCATAGCTGTCGCCGAGATTGATCCAGGCAACCCCGTCCCCGCGCAGCACCCGCCGGACTTCCCGGAACGCCTCGACGATGGCGCAAACGAAGCATCGACCGCACTCGGCCGGCTCGAAGAACTCCATCAAATCTTGAGGTATAGATGTCTTGTCAAAAACGACATTTCGGCTTAGAATGTACTGTGCGTCAACCATGAAAGGAGTCCCCCACCTTGGCACTCGTCAGCAGCATTTGCCTTCAGTGCGGCAAGGCATATCGGAAACGTAACGCCAAGTTCTGCTCGAATTCGTGCAAGATGACTTGGCGTAATCTCAACGACAATGTCGCCAAGACCGAAGAGGTCAGGGCGAAGATATCGGCCCTGTCCAGGGCGACGAATCGACAGGCCAGGCTCATGACGCCCGAGAGTCGCGAGAAGGCCCGCGAGAGCATCTCGGTGGCGCTCAAGGGGAGGAGGCTCACCGAGGAGCATCGCCGCAAGATCGGCGAGGGCTCCAAAAGGGCCGGCTGCATCCCGCCGCGAAACGCGCATCTCATCGGTCCGAATCATCCTTCGTGGAAGGGCGGTACCAGGACGGCGAGGAGTGCCGCTTACCGCGATCCGAGATACAAGGCGTTCCGCTTTGCGGTACTGAACCGGGACAAGAAGACATGCCAGGATTGCGGAGCCAAGCCTAAACAACTGGATGTTCATCACGTTGAACCATGGGGTCCGCATCCGGAATTACGATACGAGCCATCCAATGGGGTCACTCTCTGCGTTCCGTGTCACAAGGCGCGACATCGAGGAGTCCCAAGGCCAGTAACCGTTGGACCACGTACGCTCGCTGAGCTTCGGTCAGGTCAGACCGGAGCCTGAGCTTTCCGTGGCGGCCACACGACGGCGTCGGCTCCAGCCCGATCTCGGCGTCGACGCCGTAGGTCCGCAGGTTGAAGTACGGCGGGCTCGTCACCACGCAATGCACCGACCCGTCCGCGAGCGGCAGCCGTCGGGCGTCGGCCTGGATCAGCAGATGGCTCACTTCGCCGTCGCTCCTTTCGCCCCGCCCACGTCGATCGTCCCCGCCGCCCGCCCGCTCGCCCTGACGCACCGCGGGCACTCCACGCTGATCGACCCGTCCGGCCGCTCCGCGATCCGGAACCGCGTCTCGCCGCACCGGCACGGCCGCAGCGCCCGGCGGGACAGCGCGGCGCGGCCGCCGAGGATCGGCAGCATGTCGTCGGGCCAGTCGATCGCCATGTCACTTCTCCCACGGCGGCGAACCGCCCGTCATCCACCAGTCCGCCGCGGCCGAATCCCCCGCCCCGTCGTCGTCCGCCAGGTGCCGCTCGATCGCGGTCAGCCGGCGATTGATGTCCTCGAGGTGGCGACAGATGCAGCCGAGCACCAGGACCGCGACGATCCCGATCCCGCCGAGGCAGAGGTACGCAACGAGGTCCATCGCGCAAGCCCTCCCGTCAGGACGTCGCCCCGGCCGGCTCGGCGACGGCCAACCGCTAGACACCGCACATGCCCTCGCATTCCTGGGCGAACCCGAAGAGGTATTGCTCGCCCCGGCTCTCGGGCGTGTCGATCGGCGCCTCTCGAAGCGGGACGCAAGAGCGGTGGACGTAAGACCTGAGGTCGAGCCCGCGCGATCCGCCCGTGTCGTTGACCCGCATCCCTTCATCGACATCGCAGGCCCGCTCCCAGCCTTCGGGGTCGTTGTCCCTCAGCCATCGCCACGATTCGTTGTCGCGGAACGGGCAGAAGACACAGGCCGACTTCGGCACCTCGTGCGGGACCTTGTCTTCGAGGTATCGCAGGCAAGACCGACGGCTCATCTCCAGATCGAACAGCATGAATCGCGGCGTCGCCCAGCGGATCGCCTGGTATCGGCCCTTGGTCCTGATAATTCGTCCCGGCTCGTCGAACGAGAGGCCCATATGCTGGTCAACCATCACGCCCTTCGGGATGCGCTGGCCGGGCGCCAGGCCGAGGATCTCACGGCGGATCGTCCGCTCGATGACCTCGATCTTGTATTCCTTCGTGCACTGTCGCCGCCTCATCCCTCCGTTCGGCGCGTCGGCCCCGGCCACGAACGCCGGGATGCACTGGAACGGCTGGCCGGTCGTATTCCGGGCCGCGATCAGGTCGTCCCCTAGCTTGCCGGCCGTTGCCGTGATGATCGGCGGGCCGCCGAGCGACTTGAGCCATTCCAGGTGCTCGTAGACCGCCCTCGGTTCCTCCTGCGTGTCGGCGAAGATCGCATAGTCGAACACCGGGACATGATCCGGCTCGTCCTGACGCATGGACATCAGGTACAGCGCCGTGCTCTGGACGCCGGCCCCGAGGTTGAGGATGTTCAACGTCTTCGTCATGGTCAAAACGCCTCCTCGGACCGAGCGCTCCGTCCGACCGCCCCGGCCGGCTCGGCGACCGGCACCAGGTCGATGTCGAACTCCAGCGGCCCGCCGCCCAGGCCCGCGTCGAAGCACATCCGGAAGAACCGCACGCCGGCCGGCAGGGCGAACTTCCACCGCCGGCCCCGCGCGAGCACGACGCCGGAGCGCATGCCGAGCACGACCGAGGCCGGAGGGCCGACGGCGTCGCGGACGGCCAGCGAGACGGGGCCGAGCAGGGGCGAGCCGCGGGCGCCGCGGCGGATGTGGGCCTCGGTGATGGCGACGTGCAGGCGCATGGGGCGGGTCCTCCTCTGCGGATCACCAATACTCCTCGACGCACCACTCGGGATCGCAAGCGTCGGACGCCCAGTCGAGCGGTTCCGAGATCGCCTCGACCTGAGCCCATTCGTCGTAGTAGGCCTGGACGACCCTCTGGTCCTTGACCAACAGGGCGTTCTCCATCGAACGCGAGCCGTTCTGCGTGATGTTGTACGAGCCGGTCCAGACGGCATACGGATGGATCGGGAGGATCGGCTCGTCGTAGCGGTTCCGGGGATCATCGGGCAGCTCCGCCCCCATGCTGCAAAACACCAGGAACTTGTGATGCATCCGCGGGAATGCGGGGTCTTTCGCCCGGTTGTACGGGCCGGCGCATCGGACCGGATCGAGGTCATGGCTATAGCTGCCAGACAGGCGCCCGACCACGCCGGGGAATCGGTGTCGCTCGTGCGGCATCCTGAGACGGCCGTACATGCCGCGAAGCTTGTGCTTCCATCCCGCAGCCTTGTGGCCGACGTCGGGCCGGAGGAAATCCTCTTTCTGCACCACGATCGCGACGCCATGCGGGACCTTCGCCATCGCGTCGATGACCTTCTCGTTCGTCAGCCACGCGACGCACCCGACGACGAGATCGGCCTCCTGGATGCGGTTGAGCAACTGGAATTCGATGTCGCGGAAGTACACGTAGACCGTCGCGTCGCGGCTCATCGTCGTATAGTCGTAGAGCCGCTCGACGGGATACTCGTGGTTCCGGATGACGAGGTCGTTCAGGTTCGGCTCTGGCATCGTGCTAGCCTCCGGTCAGAAGGATACGCCTTCGTGGGCGAACGACTCGAACCGGGTGGACTCCGCCACGAAGGTCAGCGGCACGACCCCGGTGCGGCCGTTGCGGTTCTTGGCGACGTACAGCTCGGCCTGACCCGGCTTGTCCTCGGCGTCGTAATATTCGGGGCGGTGGAGCATCATCACGATGTCGGCGTCCTGCTCCAGCGAGCCGCTTTCCCGCAGGTCGGACAGGATCGGCGCCTTGTTGCCGCGGCCCTCCAGGTTGCGGTTGAGTTGGGCCAGGGCCAGGACAGGGATCGCCAGCGACCGCGACAGGGCCTTCAGGTCCCGCGAGATCCGGGCGACCTCCTGCTCGCGGCTGTCGTTCTTGTCGCGGACTCCTTTCACGAGCTGCAGATAGTCCACGACGAGCAACCCGAGCCCCCGCCGTCGCTGGAGGCGGCGGGCGACGGCGCCAATCTGGGCCGTCGTCCGGCTCGGCTGGAAGTCGATCTCGATAGGGAGCGATCGGAGCCTGGCGGCGGACTGATAGATCCGTTGTTTGTCGGGATCCTTGAGGGTCCATGGCCGCTGGAACAGCTCATTGTTGACCCCGGCGTCGTTGGTGACGATCCGGTCGCCGAGCGACTCCCGGCCCATCTCGACGGAGAAGAACAGGACGATCTGGCCCTCGGCCGCCACGTTCTCCGCCATGTCCAGCGCCAGGCTGGTCTTGCCCATGCCAGGGCGTGCGGCCAGGATCGTCAATTCGCTCCGCCGGAACCCGCCGGTCATCACGTCGAGATCCGGGAATCCGGACGGGATGCCCAGCATCTCACCGCGATCGCGGAGTGCCATCCGGGCCATCGTCTCTTCGACCAGGACGGCGTAGCTGGTCGTGTCCTCGCCCGCGTCGCGGTCGCCGAGGGCCAGGATCACCTCCTGCGCCTCGCAGACGAGGTCAGGCGCGGTGTACTCGCCGGAGTAGCATCGCCCGATGATCGCCGTACACGCCTCGATCAGCCGGCGCCCCGCGGCCTTCTCGCGGACGATGCCGGCGTAGTAGACCGCGTTGGCCGCGTGCGGAACCGACTCGACGAGTTGGCGGATCATCTCGTTGCCGCCGAGTTTCCCGAAGAGCCCCTTGCGCTCGAGGTGTGCCGCGAACGTCACCGGGTCCACCTCGTCGCCGGCCCGGCGCATCTCGGCGATCTCCAGCCAAGCCTGCCCGTACGCGGCCCGGAAGAAGTCGTCGTCCATCAGGCCCGACGCGATCACGTCGTCGATCGCCGAGCCGTCGATCAGGCAGGAGCCGAGGACGGACTGTTCGGCCTCCAGATTCTGCGGCGGCAGCCGGTCCCCGCCGAACGCCGGCGCGTTGGCGTAGCCGCCCCGAGATGTGTTGCCGTTGGCGTGCTTCATGACTCGTCCTTCCTCCGGCTCGGGTGGGTGTACTCCTTCGGCGCACGCACGTAGCGGTGCGAATTGTCCACCGGGATCGACGGGACCGGCCCGCTGCGGCGCGGCATCTTCGGCCGGACGTCGTCATCGGTGCCGTCCTGCTTGGCGTACCTCTTCAGGATTCCGTGGCCGATCGAGCCGTCCATGTGGCCCCGGGCCGCCATCTTCTCGACGACGTCCCCAATCCAGCGGGCCGGATACCCAAGGCGGCCCATGTTGATCACCCAGGCGCCCCAGCCGACGTCGGCCCCTAGCTGAATCGCCTTGTTGCCGACGTCCGTGTATTCCGGTCCGAGGTCCGTCGTCGCGGGCGCGGGTACTCTCTCTGTCTCTAATTTCTCATTCTTCTCAGACCGCGCGGGTTCTATATAGTGCACCCCGTTTACTGGATTGCACCCCGGCCGTTTACTGGATTGACAACGCTCCGTTGCCTGAATTGCACCCTCGGACTCCTGTCGGTTGCCTGGATTGCACCCCGGCCGTTTACTGGATTGCACCCCGGGATCGGACTCCATTTCGTCAGCCGATCCGAAGTTCAACGATTGCTGTTCCGACCTATCTTCGTTTACTGGATTGACTACCCATGGGAATTTATACCTCATGGCCATCTTGGTCCCCCTCGCGGCCAGCTTCATCTCGGTCTCCGACAGCCGACGGTGGCCGTTCTTGGTCCATCGGCCGTAATCCTTGACGAAGCGGTACTCGCACTCCCCCAGCTTCTCCAGGACGTTGGAATCGGTCAGTTCGCGGATAGCCCGGCCGAAGAACCCCTTGTTGACCTCGAAGAGCTTCCCCAGTTCGGTGGGCGACAGCTTGACCGTCCTCCGGTCGGCCGGCCCGAACATCTGGGCGAACACCTCGCGCAGCACGATCCGTGCACCCTTCGTGAAGTCGGCGTAGGCCAGGGCCGCGTCGAGTTCATGGGCATATCGGATGTAGCCGTCCTCGAGCTGCGGGCTGCGTTCCATGGGCTAGATCGGGACGGGACGCTTCACGGGCTCGACCTCCTTACTCGATACTCAGTATACTCACGATACTTGATTCTGGCAAGTCCGTGTCACCCACTAGACGAGATTCTGTATCCGTAGTATAATCCCAGCGGATGCCGACCGCTCGGCGTTTACCATGTAGGCTGTTTGGAGAGTATCGGATGGCTACCGCGACCGTAGAACTCGACGAGCTGACTTGCATGGCCTCAGAGAAACGGGCATATGGGCCGGCCAAGGTGGACGTGAAGGCCCTCGCGTTGGCACGGAAGGCGGCCGCGCTCCAGGATAAGACCCTGGCGGATTACCTCAGCGACCTCGTGCTCGAGCACGCGCCGAACGACATACAGGCGTGGGCGGCCAGGCTTGCCCCGAAACCTCCGAAGCGGGGTGAGCCCAAGCCCTAGCCCCCTCCCCGCGTCGCCCGCGGCCGGCGGGGTCAGGCCGTCACCGCCCGCTTGCGACGCCCGGCCGGCAGCCGCGACTGCTTGCGGAGCGAGAAGAGCGTCCGGTTGATCGTCAGCGCCGGCACCTTTCGGCAGCCGAGCCGCTGCCGCACCAGCTTGACGTAGCGGGCGGCGGCCGGCGTGTCGCAGACGAGGTCCTCGCTCGTCCGCTGGCCGAAGTGCTTCAGGTAGACCTCCAGGACCGCATCCTTGACGGCGTCGGGGTCCACCGTGGACCCGCATTCACGCAGTTCGTCCTCGAGCCTCAGCATGGGCCATCTCCCTCTCGTGGGCGGCCAGTCGCGTCCGCGATAGGCCGGCGAAGTGCTCGGACAGTTCGACGCCGATGTAGCGGCGTCCCAGCTCGATGCAGGCGGCGCCGGTGGTGCCGGAGCCGTTGAACGGGTCGATCACCAGGTCGCCCGCCGCGGAGGCGCAGGCCACGATCGGCCGGAGCAGGGCGAGCGGCAACTGCGTCGGGAATTCGGGCATCCGCTCCTTCGCGGTGCCGACGACGCGCGGGATGGGCGGCTTGATGCCCCAGACGTCGTCCCAGAGCTTGCCGTCGGCGTTGGCCCGGGCGTCGCCGTAGACCTCCTGCCGGTCGCTCGGACGCCGGACCTCCGGGGCGTGGTCGTTGAAGACGAAGTTGCCCGCGTCCTTCACGAGCCAGAGGAGCGGCCGGGAGCACCGGTTGAACATCTTGGTCGTGTTGACGCCGAACGACTCGTACCAGGTCAGCCACTGGCGGAGGTGGAAGCCGAGGTCCTCGGCCCGGACGCAGAGCGTCCTCGCCCACTCGTGGTTGACCAGCAGCCAGAGCGACCCGTCGTCGGTCAGCTTGCGGAGGCACTCGGCCAGCCAGAGCTGGCACCAGCCGTCGAACTCGTCGGCGGGGCGGGAGTCGTCGTAGTGGTCCCCGTATCTGATGCCGATGTTGTAGGGCGGGTCGGCGAAGATCAGCCGCGCGGAGCCGTCGTCGATCGAGCCGAGCACGTCGAGGCAGTCGCCCTGCCGGACCTCCCACAGGCGGGGATGGCCGTCCTTCGACGGCCCGGCGATCTCCTCGATGACGGCGGCCCGCCGCTCCAGCTCCTCCCGCTTCTTCTTCTCCCTCGCGGCCTTCTTGACATCGGCCTTGGCCTGGCGGATGGTCGTGTTGCCCTTGAGGATGTCTGTAAGTACCTTCTTGGCCTCGGCCTGGCTCTTCGTCGTCTCCTCGACCGTCTTCTTGATCGCCTCGATACTCCTGAGCTTCGACTCGGGGACCTTGGCATCCTTCGCGGCGGCGGCGCGGGTACGTTCTTTGGTAGTCCTAGGGGCCGCGCCCTCCGGCGATAACTTGGAGGTCAAATTGACCTCCAAGTTTCCGGCAGCCTTTTTCGGCGGCCGGCCGCCCTTCTTGCCCCGCTCCCGCATCGCGATGATCTTCTCCTGCTCCTTCGCCAGGAATCCCAGGACGCCCCGCTGGTCGTCGGTGAGGTTCCGCCGACCGAGCTGGTGTTTGAACATCCAGAGCTTGACGGCGTCTCGGTCCGGGGCGTCCAGCCGCCGCGTCTGGTAGGAGATGCCGAGTCGCCCGCAGATCTCGAAGCGATTGTGGCCGTCCACGAGGACGTTGCGGTCGCCCCAGATCACCAGCGGATCGCGGCATCCCTCCGCCCGGATGTTCTCCTCCAGCCCCTCGAGTTCGTCCGGGCGCAGGGGCGGGATCAGGGCCTTCAACTCCGGATCGATCGTGATCTTCACGGCCTCGGCCCTCCCCGGGTCGTTCGGTCAATTCCTCCGCGTCACGGCCGCCCGCAGCTCGCCGACGATCGCGTCGATGGCCGCGACCCTGGCGGCGTCCGTGACCTCGAGGATCTCGTCCTCGCCGAGCGCGACGCCCTCGAACCCGGCGATCGCGCACACGGCGTACTCGATCGTCCCGTGGATCGCGGCGAGCCGCCGGTCTTCGTCCGCGACGGCGGGCTCGCGCCGCTCGACGCGGGCGATGGCCCTGTAGATCGCCATCATGCGGCGCTGGATCATCTCGAACTTCCGCCGCTCGCTCAGCTCGGGCATGTCGGCCTCCTCCGGTCGATGTCGGCGGGTCACCGCGCCCGCCCCGCCTTCCGGGCCTTCTTCTCGGCCTTCCGCTTCGCCCTGGCCGCCGCCTTCTCCGCCGCGGTCGGCGGCGCGGCCGGCGTCCCGGCCCCGTGGACGACCTGACGGACCCCGTAGTGATTCGCGGACCCGACCCGCGCCGCCCCGGCCGACGCCAGGGACTGCTCCAGCTCCCGCCGGCTGACCCGCATGGCTGCCCCCTTTCATCCGGCCGACTGCACCGGCCGCGGCGGGGAGGCGTGCGGCCGCCGCGGCGACGGCCGGTGTCCGATGTGCCACCCGCCGCAGTGCTCGCAACGGAATTCAGACTGATCGAAGTCGAAGGTCGCTTGCACCGCCGTCGCGTCGATCTTTGCCTGCCTCTCCGCGCGGCGGGCGGCCCACATCTTCTTCAGGCCCTCCGACACCTTGGCCCGCATCTCCGGCGACCGGTTCTTCTCGGCCAGACGGGCCTGGCGTTCCGGCGCGTTGGCCGCCGCGATCATCTTGGCGACCGCTTCCGGCGGCCGCTTCCGGCCGCGTAGTGCCGCCGCCGACTTGGCGATCGACTCGGGAGACCGCTTCTTCCCCTTGACGGCCTCCGAGAGTTTGGCCCGGTACTCAGGCGACCGCATCAGCGCCGATCGCCTGGCCTGGTACTCGGGATCGGATTGTCTCCTCCTGTTGGCCTCCGAGAGTTTGGCCCGGTGTTCCGGCGAGAACTCTCGACCCTTCAGCGCCGCCGACAGCTTGGCCCGAGTCCCGGGGCTGGCCGTCCGCCCTTTTGCCATGGCCGACCTCTTGGATCGTTCCGCGGGGTCGGCCGCTCGCCTCTTTTGTGCCGCCGAGAACCTGGCCCGCAATTCGGGCGTCGCCTTTCGTCCCTTCTGGGTCGCCGCCCTCTTGGCGACCCATTCCGGCGACTGCTTTCGTCCCTTGTGGGCTGCGGACAATTTAGCCTTCGCCTCGGCCGAATGTCTCCTGCCTCGCATCGACGCCACGACCACGCTGGCGATGTTGTATCCGGCCGAAGGCCGCCATGGCTGGAAGTAGTCCAGGTGTTCTTGTTCGAGGGGGAAGAGGTCGTCGCCCGAATCCACGGCACGCAGGATCTCGAAGACGAAGGCGGCGGCCCCGTATTTGTTCCAGGCGTTTTGCAGCCGGCGGTTGCAGTGGGCATTCTTATTCAGCTCGCGACGATGATCCGCCCATCGCCGGGCGATATCGGCCGCCGAGCCGACGTAGAACTTGCCCGATGCAACATGACGTATGGCGTAGATGCCGCCGAACGTGATAGCTTCTGGCCGGGGCGCCATGGGCCGTTCCTTTCTCGCCGAAGGAAGGTGTCATGTGATGGGCCGGTGAGGGTGGTTGCACACCCAATCCGGCTCGCCCCATTATATCAAAGGAAATTATCGCATCCAACGGCAATGTATCCGTCTTCGTCGCGACGGAGCGCGTACCAGGCGGTGCCGTTCTCGTAATCTCGGCTGTAGCAAATCACGTCCCATCCGCGCTTCCGAACGACCTTGCGTACGTCCGAAATCCTTGATGTATATTTTAGTGATATGGATGACAACTCTTTATTACTCGCCGGCCCCTCGAGCAGCCGCCGGTAGATCGCCAGGTTCTGGCCTGTCAGCCGCGGCGACTCGGCCGGCGTGACCTTCGGGTCCCGGGGCTCGATCGCCCGCGGCTGGCCGTAGGCGCCGACGCCGCCACCGTCGTCGAACAGCGACCCCTGGATCACGGCCGCGCCTCCGGCAGCGGCCGGCCGCAGCACGGGCAGCAGCCCGGCCCGACGGCCGGCACCCACTGGCGGCTCCCGCCGGATGCGGGGGCGTGGAGCAGGCCCTTTTGGACCAGGGCCTTCAGGTGGGCCAGGGCGCCGTTCGGGCTCCGGAATCCGAACTTCCTGCACATCTCGCGGATCGTCGGCGAGAAGCCGTGGCGGCGGCGGAAGTCCCGGATGTAGTCGAGGACCTCCGCCTGCCTGGGGGTCGCCTCCGATGTCGTCGTCTCGGCGTCGGTCACGGTATCCTCGGGGAGGGATGGTGCCCCGCCGGCTTCCCCCTCGCGGGGGTCCCGGGCCGGCGGGGCGATGTCGACGGATTTCGATATTACTTTGGGCAATCCTCACGCCGGTTCCGGCGGGAGCCCTCCGCGCGCGTCTGGCGTCGGTCGATCCCGCGCGGCACGCGCCGCGCCGGGGTGCCCCGCGAGCCGACGCGGCCCGAGAGCAGCGGGGCGGCGGTCCGGGGTCAATCGGCCACCGGCCGACTCTCCTCGGCGAAGTGGTCGTACTCGAGCGTGATCAGCCGGTCGTAGTCGCCGGGCGGCAGCGTGATCGCGCGGTGCTCCTCGTGCGCGACATCGCAGCCGGCGGGGGCCGAGAGGGTGACATCGCCCCCCGCCGCCTCGTACAGCGCCACGCCGGCCCCGACCGCCCGATGGGCGTGGTTCGTCACCTCCCCGAAGGCCAGCACGTTGTGATCGAGTTTCTTCGGCTTCGCCATGGATCTGTCCTTTCTCATGCGAGGATCTTCGGGCGCGACTTGAATTTCGCCGCCCCTTTCGGCCGCAGGATGACGTCCCCCTGCTGGAACCAGTCCGTGCCGGCGACGTCGTCGATCATCTCGGGCGTCAGCCCGTTGCGGTAATTGAGCGCCTCCTGGATGGTCCGGCACCCCGGCGGCACGCCCTCGACGTGGACCGCGTCGATCGACGGGTTCTGCATCTTGAGGTACGGCCGCCTCCGGCCGTCGCCCAGGTCGAGCTCCAGGAGTTCGTAGAGGCCGGACGCCTCGACGATGCGGGCCTGGAGCCCGGAGAGCACGCGGCCGATCCCGACCTTGCGCACGAACTCGCGCCGCACCTCGGCGTTGGCGATCTTCGGCAGCTCGCGCGGGTCGATCTCGGCCGCCGGCCGCGCGGCCAGCCATTCGGGGACCGCCACGCCGCCCAGCCGCCAGAGCCGGAAGCCGTCGGGATAGGCGAGGGCCGGCCCGCCGTCGCGATGGAGCCGCGTCCCGGCCATGTGCAACTCGCTCGGCCGCGGCGTGTGGATCACGGCGCCGCGATACGGCCACCACCAGCCGGTGGAGCGGGCCAGGCCCCACAGGCCCTCGAGCGGCCGCACGAGATCCGGGAGTTGCGGCCGGAATGCCCGATAGAATGCGAGCCACCCAGCATCATGCGCGCCGTATCCGGCGGCGTTGAGAAAGGTCCAGACGCTGTCCCCGACGCTGTCCCGGACGCCGGCCCCGACGCTGTCCCGGACGCCGGCCCGGA